ACGACTGTCGACCTTCTGGCAGTACTCTATGGCTTGGCGTTGGGTTCCTCGACGTGGTTCGAAGTGAGCGGGTGGATCCGACAAACCGTCAAACTGATGCAGGACGGCAAACGGGGCTCGCTCGTTGAATTCAGCGTAACCTTGCCAATGTAGCTTCCCAGTTTGAGGAGAGAGTTCCATTTGCCAGACACAATACGTGCAGGAAACGGAATCAGTAGACCAGCTCGCAGGGTCGAGCTGATAGAGGTCCCAAGCCGTGAAACAGACTGCTCTGGACCTCATTAGTCCAACACCTTTCTTGGACAGAAGTGTTGGACAGAGGTGGGGGGTAATACTAACCCCCACCTAAAAAAATTTCATTTTTTTGCCAAGCGGTTACCAAGCGGTATCAAAAAAAGTTTTTTTTGAGAAGTCAAAAATGAGAAGTCGCGGTTCTCTCGAACCGTACAAGACGCAAAGGGTCATGGACGCCGAACCTTCCACACCGGCTACCAGCAAGGCTGTACAACGCCGTCGCAAACTCTTCGAGTCGCAAGTGGAAGAGATTGACGTTGATGACGAACCTGAGCAGGACGAGGGTGCGTGGTCAGACCCAGGCCAGGAGGACATCCCAGATGAGATGGATCCTCACGCCATGTACGAGGAGGAGAGGGCCTACCACTCAGGTAGGAAGCGACCAGCGCCGGGAATCCCCTACGGCGGTGGAGACCTCGCGGAGTTCTTCGGGGATCTTGACATCCCGCAACAGATCTCGATATGTCGAGCGTACGCGAGCTACTTAGCTGCACAGAGCCGAGCACGCAAGCCTGGCTATCCCGCGACTTACATCAAGAGGAGTAAATAGCTGTGGGGTTCAAAAGAATCTGCCTGTGTAATTGGAAAGTGCGCTGACGCTAGCAGCACATTCAGTATCCGAGCGCAGTTGACAGGTCGCGCGGCGTTCGGTAGCTGCTGATAAACAGAACCACGCGTGCGAGCCAACGGCTCGCGGACTCGCCGTTGGCTCGAACCGCGAAAGACAGTTTATCATAGGCCCTCACTTGCAAAGGGCAGGCTGTACAGGGTGATCTTGTACAGGTTTTTCTAGTAGATCGTACAAAAATCGAGAGCTCTTGGGCAGAATAAGTCGCAAGCTCTATGTTGCTAAATTGGTGACGGGATTAAAACCTGAACCTAACAACTAGTTGTGTTGTCACGGATTCGCAAGGACGCCCGATTTTTTTTTTATTTTTTTTTGTCAAGCGTCAGTGAAGCGGATGCGACAATTGGCAGCCCAGCCGCACTTCCCAATGAGGGAACCAAACACAAAGAAGATGTTGTGGTCCTTGATCTCAGAGATGATGCCACTGCTGGAAGCATAGTTGACTTCCATGTTCATCTTGAAGTTATAGCTGAAACGCCACACATTGGTAGCGTACTGCAGCCCGCCAGGGGCTTGGGTTGTGGGAGGGAAGACGTGGACGATCTTCTTCAGCACCTTGAAGCGCATGGAGTTGTCCAAGTTCAAGAACATCGCCTCGGGATCGGCGATCGTGTTGGTGACATCAGCAATCAGGGCGGGCAAGCCGCCACCAGCTCCACCGTTGCACTGGGTGTCGAGAATGACATACAGACAAGCAATGTCATGGCCAGGGCCAGTGGTGGGGGCATGCTCAAAGATGCCAGTGATGGTGAACTGTTTCACACAGATTTTGCGCCCGATGCGCTCATTCTCGGAAGTGCCTTGAGTCAAGCCAACCAGAGGCATCCCAGTCGTGACGGAGGAAGACGTCACAAGAGAAGTGGTCATCGCGCCGGCCATGCCGTAGGTGTCGTAGTTCTTGACTTCAGGCGTTGAAGCATACGGGTTGAAACGCGTTCTTGCCAGAGCGCCAACCGGGCGGTCAAAACCAGGGCGAAAGAGACGACGACCGCGTGGAATGTAGCCACGACGTGCACGACTGCGAGAAGCGGGACCAAACGCTCCATAGCGGCGTGCATAGGGGACACGCTGAGACGCACGGTATCGGGCACCAGCAATGCGACCCCAGCGCGAGGGACGGAACGTATAACTGTACGACATGGTCCTGTACAGAGTGAGAAAACACGACAAAATTAAGGTAAAAAGGTAAAAAACCCTTAATTATCTTCACGACGGCCAAAAAAATAAGGGGCCGCAGGTTCCAAAACTGGCCCATCGGGGACGGGGGACAAATTGATGAATGTGGCAAACTCGTCAAGGCGACGTTTCAGAGGGGATTCATCCCAGCCATTTCCATGGCGATTGAGTATCTCAGGCTTGTACCAGTAACGTGGATGTTGATTAGACGTGAAGACGAAGATGGAGGAAGACATCTTTGCACATGCTCCCTTAACGTTGACCAAAAGCGGCGTGCTGTCAAGCAGCTGAAGTAGGTCAGTGTACGGCATTTTGTGTCCGTAGAACTCATCCAGCACGACACACTCTTCATACTGGTAATTTTCCCAGTAGTCGAAAGCAGGCTTCCAATAAGCACCAGGAAACATGGATCGGGCGAGGCGGGACTTGCCAGTGCCGGTAGCTCCGAGTATGACGTAAACCGTAGGTAGTTCACATCGGTCTGGAGCTTGCAGTGCTTGATAAGACTTAACAGCAGAGGGGTACTTAATCCATACAGGGAAATGGTCACGCGCAACTTGAGCAAGCGAGTGCCCGGCGTCAAGATCAAGACGCATGTTGTCAAGGTCGGCACGTTGACCTTGTTCTTTGCGGAGACCCCATTCGTAGGGACCATCGACACGACTGTCGACCTTCTGGCAGTACTCTATGGCTTGGCGTTGGGTTCCTCGACGTGGTTCGAAGTGAGCGGGTGGATCCGACAAACCGTCAAACTGATGCAGGACGGCAAACGGGGCTCGC